CTTTTAAATTAGAAGATAAATTTGAATTAAGAAGAAATGCTGATTCAAATGTTATTGCAACAATATCAAATAAAATACTTTTAGACACCTCATTTGAGGAAGCCGAAAAAAAGTAAATAGCGACCCTGAAATAAGGTCGCTTTTAGCAGTAGCAGACAGACTTCATATAACAGTACAAGAGGTTTTAAATATGCCTGTAAGCCATTATAATCTTTGGTTAGCTTACTTGAAAAAAGAACAAGATGAGTATAAAACTCAACAAAGGCTTTCTAAAATAAGGAACTAAAATAATGGCAAATCAAAGACTACTCATTGACATAATTGCAAATGATAAAACCAAACAAGCCTTAGGTGGTTTGCAAAAAGGTCTTGCTAGAGTAAAACAATCTGTATTTAATTTAAGAAACGCATTTATAGGACTTGGTGCTGGAGTAGTTATTAAAGGTTTTATAGATGCTGGAATACAAATAGAAAATCTTGAAGTACAATTAAACGCATTATTTGGCTCTGCTAGAGAGGGAAAAAAAGCATTAAAAGAAGTCACAGACTTTGCATCAGGTACACCATTTGAACTTAAAAATATTCAACAAGGTATTACAGCTTTAGCAACTATTAGAAAACAAGCAGAAGCTAATGGTGTTTCATTTGATGAACTTTTAAAAATTACAGGTAATACAGCAACAGTATTAGGTGGAGACTTTGCATTAGCATCTTTACAAATTCAAAGATCATTTAGTGCTGGTATATCTAGTGCTGAACTCTTTAGAGAAAGAGGTGTTAAAGCTATGGCTGGATTTAAAGAGGGAGTTAGTATTAATGCAAATGAATCAATAAAAGGTTTAGCAAAAGCATTTGGTACAGGTGGAGAGTTTGGAAATCTAATTGATGATTTAAGTAAAACTTTATTTGGTACAATATCAAACTTAAAAGATGCTTTCTTTATTTTCCAAGTAGAAGTTTCTAAAGGTTTCTTTGAAGCATTAAAAAATAATTTAGGAGATTTAAAAAAAACAGTAGAAGAAAATAGAAAAGAAATTGCAGAGTTTGGACAAGTAATAGGTAGAGGTTTAAGTTCAGTAATTAATGCAACAGCAAAAACTTTAAAATTTTTTAAAGACAACATAGCAATTATAACAGAAGCATTTAGAATATTTATTGCTTTAAAAGTAGTATCATTTTTTCATAATTTAGCAGTTGCTATTGGAGTTGCAAACGCATCTATGATTGGTTTTAATGCGACAGTAAGAAAAAATTTATTAATTGGTGGTGCAGTAATTGTTTTAGCAAATTTAGATAAAATAATAAAAAAAACTAAAGAATTTTTAAGGTTAGCTGGAATAATAGACCCTTTAGCACTTGAAATACCTGATAGAGGTAGAGGTGTTTTAGAATTTACTGTTAAAGCTGGTAAGATAGAAACTTTATCAGAAGCAATCAAAAGAAATTTCTTTGATGTATTTACATCATTTAGAGATGCAAACAAAACAGCATTAGGAGAAATGCAAACAAAATTAACTTCTATTGGAACAACAATAGGTCAGGGATTAAACAAAGGTATAAAATCTTTTTCAGATGCTTTAGCACAATCAGTTGTTTTAGGAAAAAACTTACAAGAAACATTACAAAATTTAGCACAGACAATTATGGTTAAATTATTATCATTTGCTATTGAATTAATTTTAAGAAAACAAGTTGAGTTATTTATTGAAAAACAAATAACAGCAGAGAAAGTTAAACAAGCTACAATAGGAACTGCAAATGCTTTATCAGGATTAGGCTCACTCAAAGGATTCTTTGGTATGGCAAATGGTGGAGCAGTAAGAAAAGGAGAGCCTGTTGTTGTTGGAGAACGAGGTGCTGAAATGTTTATACCAAATCAAACAGGTCAAATTACACAATCAGCTAGAGGTACAGGTGGTAGTGGAGTAAATGTAAACTTTACAATTAATACAATAGATTCAAGAGGATTTAGCGATGCTTTACAAGAGAACAGAGGTACGATAACAGGAATAATAAACAATGCTTTAGCAGAAAAAGGAAGAAGTGAGTTAGTATAATGAGTGGTGCATTTCCAATATCAACATCTAAATTTGAAACACTTGGCATTAGATCAATTCAAAATACACTTATATCAAAATCTATATCAGGTAAAAAACTTGCAAGACAAGTAGATAATCAAAGATTTGGTTTTACAGCTAGAATTATTACAGCAAAAAGGTCAGATGTTTATGGAGAACTAATGGCTTTTATAATTAAACAAAGGTCAGGAAAAGAAAATTTTACAATAATCCCACCTGAACTAGAAGATGCTAGAGGTAATGTAAGTGGTACTGTTCTTGTTAATGGTGTTCACGCAGTTGGAGATACAACAATAGATATTGATGGCATGACAGGAACTTTGAAAGCTGGAGACTTTGTAAAATTTGCATCACATAACAAAGTTTATATGGTAGTTGCTGATGCAACAGCCGATGGGTCAAACGAAGCTACAATTACAATAGAGCCACCTCTTATAACAGCATTAACAAATGACTCTGCTGTCACTTATGACAATGTACCTTTTACTGTGCATTTAATAAATGATATTCAAGAATTTGGTACAGTAGGTGCTGATAAAGATGGTAATGTTTTATATCAATTTGAGTTGGATGTTGAAGAAACTCTTTAATGAAAAAATACAAGATTACACACTTAATTAGTGCTGACTTTGAAGCTACTGCTATTGTTAATGAAGATGAGATTGATGAGAAAACAAACGATTTAAAAGCTTACAAAAAACCTGATAGCAAATTTAATTTTACCATGTTAAAAGGTACAGAAGCTATAACTAGAACATATTACGAGGAACATGGCACGAACACTAACGACAACAGTAAAAAACGAGTTATTAACAGGTCAGATTAGACCCATACATCTTATTGAGATAGGATTTTCAACACCTGTATATCTAACTGATAATGGCTTTGATTTAACTTCTTCAATATCAGGTACAAGCAGAACATACACATCTTCTCCATTTTTAGTAGGTGGCTCATCATTTGAAGAACAAGTAGATATTACAAAAACAACGTTAAGCTTATCTTTATCAGGTGCAGATACAACATTTATATCAACAGTTTTAAATGAAAATGTTGTTAATGATACTGTTGAAATATACAGAGGATTATTAAATTCAAACAATTCAATTATAGCTGACCCAATATTATTATACTCAGGAAACATAGATACATTTGAAATATCTGAAACAGCAACTCAATCGAATGTTAAATTAGTTATTGTATCTCATTGGGCTGACTTTGATAAGAAGTCAGGTAGAAAAACAAACAATGCTTCTCAGCAAAGATTTTTTAGTACAGATGTTGGTATGGATTTTTCAAGTGAAACAGTTTTAGATATTAAGTGGGGTAGAGAATGACAACTTTTGATGAGATTATTAACCTGTATTATAAGTTTGATAAATATAAAAAAAATACATATCCTGAGTTATACTATCATATTTTACCATCAATAAATCTTAATCAGTACAAAGTATTTAAGGATGAACAAGGTATTTTTGGTTTTGTAAATTGGGCATATCTAAGTGAACAAATAGAAAAAGATTATATAAGAACATCTAAAATTTATAAAAGTGAATGGAAAAGTGGAGATTATTTATGGTTATATGATATTGTTATAATTAGAAAGAGTAAAGAGGTCATGTCATGGGTTTATAACTATTTTAAAAAATTATTAAAAACAAACGAATCTATATCTTGGTTGCGTTTAGATAAAAACGAAAAAGTATATAGAGTTGCAAAAAAATATAAAAGGGAGTTTCATAACTAATGGGAAGTGTAGTAGATACAGTAATTGATAAAGGCTCAAAAGCAGTAGGAACTGTTTTTAGTATTTTTAGTGGTAATTTCAATCCTTATGTTGCTTTAGGTGTATTTGCTATTGGTTGGTTATTTTCAAGGTCATTAAAACCTGATGTGCCTGACTTTGGTACAAATGATTTTGAAGAAACTGAACGAGGTATTTTACTTAACAAGCAATCAAACAATGCTTGTATTCCTGTTGTATATGGAGAAAGATTAGTTGGTGGAACAAGAGTATTTATAGAAACTTCAGGAACAGATAATACTTATTTATATGTTGCTTTAGTTCTTTCAGAGGGAGAGGTAAATTCAATAGAAGAAATAAGAGTAGATGACAAAGTAGTCACATTTGATGGTGCATTAACTCATGGCACAGTAAGAGAAGTAGCAAGTAGCGATAGTAATTTTTATAAAGATTCTACAAGTCATATTCAAATACAAGCCTTTATGGGAACAGACGACCAAGTAGCATCAAGTGTTTTAACACCTTTATCATCATGGGGAAGTAATCATAGATTAAAAGGTATTTGTTATTTAGCTTTAAGGTTTAAATGGAATCAAGATGTATTTGGTGGAATACCTGTTGTCCAAGCTAAAGTAAAAGGTAAAAAGATTGTCACATTAGCATCTAACTTATCAGAGCAAACAGCATCTTTTTCTACAAATCCAGCTTTTTGTTTATTAGATTATTTAAGAAATGAAAGATATGGAAAAGGTATTGCTACATCAAGTTTAGATTTACAAAGTTTTTATGATGCTTCACAAGTTTGCGTCACTCAGGTCACACCATTTTCAGGTGGTAGTGATATAAATTTATTTGATTGTAATGCTGTTGTAGATACATCAAAAAAAGTATTAGACAATGTAAGAGATATTGTAAAAGGCATGAGAGGTTATCTTCCTTATGTTCAGGGTAAATATAAATTAGTTATTGAAACCACAGGCACAGCTTCAGTATCTTTAACAGAAGATGATATTATTGGTGGTTATGCTTTAGCTTCTCCTACAAAAAATTCTAAATATAACAGAGTTATTGTTTCATTTATTGACCCAGCTAGAAACTATCAAGTAAATGAAATTCAGTACCCAGCCATAGATGATAGTGGATATGCAACAGCAGATAAACACGCAACTATGAAAACAGCAGATGGTGGATTTTTATTAGAGGGTAGATTTGATTTTAGAACTATTACTTCTCCATATCAAGCTGAAGAAATGGCTGAAATTATTTTAAGAAGAAGCAGAGAATCTTTGGGTCTAAGTATTAACTGTGGATTCAAAGCTTATGAATTACACATAGGAGATATTGTAAATATTACTTTAAGTAGTTTAGGTTTTTCAAGTAAAGCATTTAGAGTTTTATCTATGACATTTAATGAGGATTATACAATTAATTTGAACTTAGTAGAATACCAAGCATCACATTATACATTTGCAACAAAAGGACAGGTATCAAGCACTCCATCAACTACTTTACCAAATCCATTTTCTATACAAGCACCATCTTCTGTGACTCTGACAGATGAACTAATAGAATATGCTGATGGAATTGTTTTAACTAGATTAAATATACTTGTTGGTGCAAGTACAGACCAATTTGTTCAGTATTATCAAGTAGAAGCTAAAAAATCTACTGAGTCAGATTTTAAAATAATATCTAGTGGTACTCAGCTAAACCATGAATTTATAAATGTGGTTGATGATATTACTTACGATGTTAGAGTAAAAGCTATCAATAGTTTTGGAGTTTCTTCTAGTTATACATCAGCTTCAAGAAAAATTATTGGTGCAACAGATATACCAAGTGATGTAGATGATTTATCAGTATCAATGGTTGGCTCAAATCAAATGGAGTTATCTTGGACACCTGTTAGTGACTTAGATATATCTTGGTATGAAATAAGATTTCAAGATGTGACTAGTGGTGCAACTTGGAATGAAAGTACACCTATTGCAAAAGTAGTAAGAAGAAAATCAAACAGTTTAGTAGTTAATGCACAGGTTGGTAGTTATTGTATAAAAGCAGTTGATAAATTAGGAAACTCTAGTGCAGAAGCTTCTATAATATCAACTAATATTTCAGGATTACAAAATTTTACAAATGTTTTAACTTTGAGTGAATAATGGCAGATTTTAATGGAACAAGAGATAGTAGTGTAGCAGTATCAGAAGATAATGCTGGTAGAAAAGTATTAATTTTAGATACTATTACTCAGGTAGATAGTTTAGTTGGTAATATGGAATCAGCAGAGGGAGTATTTGATTTAGGTGGCACAGACTCTACTTCTAATCCAACAAATTTTGGTGGCAATATAAAATCATCAGGTTTTTATACATTTGATAATACTCTTAGTCTTGATGCAATATACGACACTAATTTAGGTGCTCTTATTGGCATGAGTTCAGAAGATGAATATGATTTGTTTGATTCAGGTAGAGGTGCAACATTATTTGAAGATGCTAAAGCACCTTTTGATGGGTCTCCTGAAATTCAATGTGGAGCAGAAGTACAGGTTGGAGCAGATAATACAAGTCTTGATAATATTACAAGTTTTCAAAAGATTGCACAGCAAAGTACAATAAAAGGAAGATTTTTTAAATTTAGATGTAAGATTACAAGCGATGATAACAAGGTTAGAGCAAAAGTGCATACATTACAAGCTAAAGTAAATATGGAAAAAAGAACTGAAGCTGGACAAGATGTAGTTTCAGATGCTTCAGGAACAACAATTAATTTTGTTAATTCTTTTTTCGCAACTCCAAGTATTGGTATTTCAGCACAAGGATTAGAGACAGGAGACTATTATCAAATCACAAGTAAATCAAAAACTGCCTTTACAATAAGGTTTTATAATAGTAGTAATACAGGAATAAGCAGAACATTTGATTATCAAGTTGTAGGACATGGCTTGAAATCAACATAAAAATAAAATAAAAGGATTATATGAGTCAAGTATCAGATGTAGTTTTAGCCAATCAAGGATTTGCTTCTTTTAGAACAGAATTAAACAATATTTTAGGAGCAGTAAATACAAGTCATTTAGGCACTTCAGCACCAAGTTCAGTTGCACAAGGTACTATTTGGGTAGATTCAGGAACATCAGGATTTTTAAAAATTAAAATAAATGATGGCTCAGACAATATAGAATTATTTAGTATTAATATAACATCAAACGCAATAACAAGTACAGCATCGGTCACAGGTACAATTACAGAAGCCGACCCAAATGCTTTACCACTTGCAATAGCTTTAGGATAAGGAGAAACAGATGGCAAATACTTTTAAGGTTAAAACGAATGGTGCAATGCCATCAAGTGCTGGAACTCCACTTACACTTTACACAGTTCCAAATTCAACAACAACAGTAGTTATAGGATTAACACTTTGTAATATTCACACAACAACTGTAACTGCTGATGTACAATTAGTATCAGATACATCAGATACAGAAACAAATGAAACAGTTTTATTAATTAAAGATGTTACCATACCGGCAGGGGCATCATTAGAACTTTTAACAGGTGGTAAAGTTGTTGTTCAACAAACTGATATTATTAAAATAGATTGTTCAGTATCAGCTAAAATAGACGCAACATTATCAATCCTAGAAATAACATAGGAGTAATTAGTGGCTTATATTGGACAG